CCATTTTTCCCATCGCTTTTCAATTATTCTGCCAAAAAATCATTCTGCCAAAGTTTTTGGTCGAGCTTTTATTTCCTCAATCCTTTTGAACGTTCAGAACGCGTTCAAAATCTTCACCACGCGAAGCTTCCAGCGTCAACGTAGGTTAAGACGCCCAAACGCGCTACGGGCATTCTACGCCGGTTTTCGCTCCGTTGCGATCAGCCGCGTTTTGCAGTTCGGATGATACGGCGGGAAACCCCAGCCGTCTCGCACTGCTCCATCCAATCCGCGCGCATTGATGCGCTGCTCCGTTACCGGCGAAAGTTGCGCCTGAAATTGTTCCGGCGTCAATTTGCTCAGTTCGTCCACCGCCTGCCGCGCCGCGCCCACCGGAATGATCTTGCCGGCGAGAAACTGGCAAATCTCCGCTTCCGGCGAAGGGTTGTAAATCTCGGCATATTGAAAGCCGGCTTCGTCAAGCTGCCCGATGTTCGCCCACGTCCGCATCCGCTGCACCGAAGTATTGATGATCCGCTGCGCTTCATAATCCGTCATCGTCTCCAGCGCGTCTTGCGCCAGCAGCTTAAATTCTAACAAGGCTTCTTCACTGGTGCGCTGAAAAATGCCTTCGCCGCCTTCGATGAACCGGCGCTTCAAAAAATCCAATACGCTTTTTTCGGTCGACTCATTGAAAATATATTTGCTCAGATAAAACCGGTCGATGCGTCGCATAAAATTCAGCGTCCGCCGGTCCACCGCGTCCATCGTAAAGCTGATGGCCGGCACGCTGGCAAAGATCGCGCGATCTTCGATCCGATAAAATTCATAAACCCCCTTCACCGCTTCTTTGATCGCCGCCTGCGCTTCCGTGCTGCTCATCGCGTCCACGTAAATTGGCGATAGTACCGCAAACGCCTTTGCCGCAAAATCATCCGCATTCGCAAAATCGCTAAACCGCGAGCGCCGCACGAACCCTAACAACACTTCCACGGCTTCGACGGTTGAGCTTTTCAAATACGGCGAAATTTTTTTGAGATACTTGTCAACCCACTTCTGCATGATCTCTCGCGTCGCCGCTTCACTCACCAAACTTTTTTTCGCCAGGCTGATCACCGCGCGATCCCGCAAAAAATCATACCGCCCCATCTCGCGATTATATTTCAGCCGATAACGCCGCCCCGCTTTGACCTCGGACATCGGACTTTGGACAATTCCAGACAACCGTGATACATCAAAAAAAGACTCATACCCCAACTCCTGCGCCGCTTCATCCGGCGAGATCATCCCGACCTCGGCCTTTTTGATCACCGCCCGCTCCCGCGTTTCTTGCGCCTGCGCTTCCGCCAGCGGATCGCGCGCCGGATTCTCATTGAACTGAAACGCCAAACCGTCAATCGCAATATTCTGCAAGCGCAAATCCAGCCGATAGGTTTCCTCCATGCGCCGCTTCGCCAAGCGCCGGATGTTGTTGCCTTCGCGAATCATGAACATGTACACCACGTTCGCAAAAGACTCCGTGCTGCGATACGAGCGCCCGATCATCATCGGATCGATCCCCGCGCCGCTGGCCACTTGCTCTTCGTTCATGTTCCAAACTTCGCTCGTCCCGTTGGCGTCGCCGGTGATATTATGATGCTCCAAAGTTTGATCGGCATATTTCACCATCAAACCCTGAAAAAAATTCCGGTTCACATCATTGAGCACCGCGCTTAAATACCGCTGCTTGCGGTCATTGAACTCTTTATCCGTCTCGCCTGCCTTGCGCGGCGGCGCCATCAGCGAGAGCGATACGATGCCGAGCAAGCCCAGCTTCCGCACGATGAACTTGATATTCTTCACCATGTCCCGCTGCGTCAGAATCGCATCGACCGCGGCCAAATAGAGCGGCACAGCATACGGCGAATTTTCCATCGTGCGATAAGCATAGTAATGATAGGTCAATTCATTCAACTCGACCATCTCGCCGCTGCTGCGCAAAAGTTGAAACGGTTTGTATTCGCCGTCCACCAGCTTGAACCGGATGCGCGGCGTCGGCACAATCACAACTTTCTGCACCCCATCCAGCTTCGGCGTCAGCACATCCTCACTGCTGATCGCCCCGGTCACCGCGATCTGCTCGATATAATGATTGATCAACCCGTCCACGCCGGCCGAGCGCGGATAGATGTTCTGGGCCCGGTCATTCAACCGCCCATGCGCTTTTTCCATAATGGCATCAGTGCGCGCTTCGATATTCACCGTATGGCCGTTGTTGGACAGGTTGATCAAATTCGTCGTCGCATGGTTCAGGTCCGGATTTACCGCCGCGATCCGGCTGAGAAATTCCACCAGCTCGAACGGCACCACCGGATCGAGTCCGTGAAAATCCTGCATGAACTCCCCCATCCGCCCGAACACATTCCCTTGCTCTTCAACACTGGATCGCCCCGTCGCCGGCGTCACCGGATCGCCCTGTGCCATCTCCGTAATCGCCCGCAACATCTCGCCTTGCGCCGGCACATCTTTCACATACCCAAACGTGCCGAGAATTTTTTCAATCCAATTCGCCATCAATCCAATAATCCAATAATCCAGCGATCCATCAATCCATCACTCCCGGCTGAAATTCCCAAACACCGGCGCCATCCCCGCAAACTGCGCTTCATACTTCGCCAACAGCGCCGCCGCGGTCGCCGCATAATTCCCCGCATGGAAATAATGATTCTCCACGTTCTTTTTGAAACGAAACACTTTCTTGCCCAGGCGCAGATCATCCACTTCATCCTTCTGTGAGCCGATCAAATGATGAATCGCAAACGTCGAATCCTCAAAATCCACTTCACTCCCGTCCGCTTCGATCATCCGCTCCGGAAAAATGATCTTCGGCAATTCCGGCGTGAACAAATCACAATACGCATCCAGCGCCTGCTCGCGATCCTGCGAAATCACCTTGTAGGTCTGGCCGAAGTGCTCGTGCTGATCTTCCTTCACTTCATTGCCCTTGTAAAAATTCAGCGTCACGTTTTCCGGAAAGCGATACGCCAAGCGCCGCGCTTCCGTGGTCAGCGGCAGCGCATCCGAAACCAGCATCATGCAATTCATGCTCACCATCAGCTCCGCCATCGTCTCTTCCAGCCGGTCGCTGTTGATTTCCTGCACCCAGATCAGCCGCATGATGTCGTCGATGAAATCGTAAAACTCCGCATAGCAGGTATTGCCCAAATCCAGCCCGCCGATGCTCCACGTCGCGCCCTTGCGCAATTCATATTTGCGTTTCAACTGTATTAACGTATCACGACTGATTCGTTGTAAGTCACCCGCGTCTGGAATCGCCAGCATCGATGAATGCAATTCCGTGCGCTTGCTCTTGCGGCTCGCGCTCTTCTGCCAACGCCGCATGATCTTGTTCAGATCGCGCCCTTCAAATATCACCTGCGGCATCCGATAGCTTTGGATTTGCCGGTCGGTAAACTTTGGAACCCAATGAAAGCTTTTGCTGCGCTCATACGCCTTCTGGCATTTCACACACACCACTTGCCAGTTGCCCGCGGCATCCTGATTGACGCAGCGCGGATGCGGCTCGCGCGCCAGCGAGCTTTGATAAAACATTTCTTCGAGATTCTGCCATTCGTTGCAGGCTGGACATTTCATCAAACAGACATTCTGTTTGCCGCTCTGATAGCCCACGTCCGCCGGCCCGCCCGGATAAATCTCGCGCGCGAAGCCGACCAATTGGCCGAAATCCGAAGCGTCCATGCGCTCCTGCATCATGTCGATGCTCTTGCGCTCGATGATCGTCACCTCATCCAGCATCACCGCGTCCATCGGACGGCTCAGGGTTTCCGAGAGCACGTTGGCACCGAGAAAATAAACATAGTGCGGTCCGGCGCTGTAGAACATTTCCGTCTCGTGCATCTCGTACATCGTGCGCAATTCTTTATTCTGCTGAATCTGCTCTTTGCCGAAGCGCGTTTTCATAAACGGCTTGATCATCACCTTGTCCGGCAGCGCGTAGCCGCAATCCAGGCCGCGCCAGTTCGGCAGATACAAGCTCCACCCGATGATGAAAGTGCTAAACGCGATCTGCGTCCCCTTCAAAAACCATTGCTCGTCATACTGGTGCATCTCCCGCGCGATGGGGAGAAACGGCTCGAAACCCTCGAACGAATACTGTTGCAGCTTGCCGGCTTTCTTCACCGTGACGTACTTCGCCAGCCAGTTTGGAAAATCCCACTCATCTTTAACGGCCCGATGCGTTTTCGCATTCACCCGCTTCAGCGCACTGCTCGCCGCCTTCAAAACTTTTTTCTGCTCACTGATCACTGAACACTGTCCACTGCAAACTGATTACCGTTCACTGGCTTTGCTTCCTGGTCCTGAATCCGCGCTTCGATCTGCTGCAAAATATAATTCTCCCGCTCTTTCAAGATCGGCGCGATCCGCGTATCCTCTCCCAGCACATTGAAAATGATCATCACCAAGCGGTCGATGCTGCCGCGAAAACCATAGCGCCCGCGCTCCCCGGTCATCTCGCCCAACTCTTTCAAGATCGTCCGCAGCGAATAGATCGCCCCTTCCTTGCTCTTGAACGCCAGCCTTTGCACGTCGTCAAGAATGTCATTGCGGATGATCTTCAGCTTGCCGATCACCTCCAGCTTATCATTGACGATGGTTTGATCGACCTGTGTTTCCACTTCTTTCTGCACCCGCTTCTTGCGACGCTCCCACGCATACTTCAACCCCCACTTGGAAATCGTTTGCCGCTTGATCTTGCCGCATTCCTTTTTATTTTTCTGGCGCATCTCCGCCGCCACATCATCGTAACTTAGTCCCTGCGCATAAAGGATAAAAGCCTGTTCCCGCTGTTCGAGCGTGTAAGCCATTATGGCACCAATAATTTTCTAATGAACTCCGCATACAGTCCCAACAACATCGCGATAATCAACCAATTCTGTTTTTGAATGAACTTGACCTCATGCTCCAACGCATCCACCCGGCGTATCAAACCTTTATTGCCGTTGCCGTCGCCATAGACCGCCAATTCCAACGCCGCTATGTCTTCGGTGTTCTTTCCGGTCTTAAAAACCAATGCCTGCGCGTCCATCATCTCATTCACTGATTACTGATTACTGAATACTGATTACTGAATACTGATTACTGAATACTGATCACTGAATACTGATCACTGAATACTGCTCACTGAATACTGATCACTGAAAAAGCGGGCTTGATCAAAACT